TATGTTCCGTTATAGACGAAATCGACGACCTCGTTTGCTCTCCATATTCCCGTATTCACGGATGTTCCGTGGATCGAGCAGATATACTTGGCCCCGGTACTGTTGACATTCATCGTAGGCTGGCTGGCAGAGTTGGTATAAGTGAACTGAACGGCAATGCGTGACCCGGTTTTGAGAGTGAACCCGGAACAAGTGACAACTTTTGCGACAGTTGCTGCGGCGGTAGCGCAAGTTCCGTAGTATGGCTTTTCAAATGCGTAGTTGATGCTACCGGGGGTGAGAGTACCACCAATAGTCACATCGCCATAAATGGTCGCCCCACCCGCCACCGTAGCATCGCCGCCAATATCCGCTCCACCTTCCAAATGCGTGTCGCCTACCACATGGAGCGCAGCATCCGGGGATGGTGTATTTATACCAACCATCTTCTTCCGAAGAGCAACCAGAGGTGTACCCTGGGATACGACGAAGTAAATGTCTGTAGAAGAATAAGAATTCAGGGCATCTCGAATCTGGAGATGGAAATCATAGGATGAGTTCGCATCCAGACTCAGCAGTTCCAAATTGGAAAAGGAGAACGAATTGCCGGTGGTGGTTACCGACGTGAGAATACTGGTATACGATCCATAGGAGGTTGCACTTGTCAGCTTGTACCGATACCGCACATACTTCAGTGCGTTTTTCTCTGTGCTGTCCACGGTGATTGAGGAGATCGAGCCGCTAAAGATCAGCTGCATTTCTGCCTCGATATCATTGGTTCGCCGCAAAGAAATAGACGATACCTTCGGCCTTGCATACGGCATGACGGTGATTTTTTGGGAATTACTGACCGTATAGCCGCGGGAGTCAGTTGCGGTTACCACCACATCCAGCGAACCGGATGCAGCAACAGCCCCCAGATTGATAACAGCCCCGGTTTCATTGGACACGGTTGCACCGTTACAGGATGCCGCATATTTTACGATGGAAGCACCGTTCTTAGCGGTTGCGGTTCCCGGGGTGACATAGACATAGGACATACCCTGGATGTAAAGTTGGTCATTACCGGTGATGGCAGTTGTGGTGGATCGGCCATCATAGGAAGAAAACGCCGTCATCGTGGGGGCCGAGTTGGCCTCAGTAGTCTGGACAGTCGCTGTGGTTGTGGATGTGCTGCCGATCTGGGTACTCCCGTTTTTGGTGACAAGAGCGATGGTGCCGGTGAAGGACTTGAGGCTGGCCATAGCATCCAGAAGATCCGCACGCTCGGTTTGGCTTAACGTGAAAGTGCGGTCTGCTGTTCCAGCAGTCATTGTTCGCCCGGAGAAGGCCAGATAGTCGGTGGAGCCGTTGCGAATGTACAGATAATAGGTGTAGCTTGCGCTGTAGATAGTAGCGTTGATTTTGAATGTTACGGTTGAAGCATCCGCTGTGATGGTTTCGCAGCTGTTGATGATTGCACCGCCTAGAGTCGTTACGTTGACGGTGCTTGTTTCGCCGTAGACACCATTGCTCTTTTTCCGAGCCGAGACACGGACTTGATAAGACGTGTTGGGGGTAAGCCCGGTGACAGTTGTACTGGCGGTAGTTGCCGCCGTGGTAGAAAAGTCGTTGCCTGTAAGACCGTCATTCAGACTATAGCTCCACTCATCTACGGTAGCAGAGGAATTGGCGGTAATCTTGAAGCTGGTAGCGGTAATATCCGAAACGGAACAGGACACCGTGGGTGCGGTACGGTCAATGGTTGTCAGAGTCATGGTTCCACCGTAATCGGTAGCTCCATAGTAATAGACGCTTGTCAAAAACTCGACCACAACAGATTTTGCACCGTTGCTATTATGCGTCACATCGATTGTGCCGCTAACACTGCCTTTGGCTGCTGGGAACACATAACTGTCCCATGCTGTTCTGGCTTTGTAGTATACCTGGGTGCCGTTGATCTTGACGGTGGTTTCCTCAATGGTGTAGTAGGTCGATGCACCACCGGCCGAGGTCAGCGTCCAGGACAGCGTGGAGCTGTTGGATGCCGCGTTGACGGTTTCCGTAACGGTCAGCTGAAGGTATCTGCCGTTGTACATATTACTGGTATAAGTTGCCATTGGCAGTCCTCCTTAGTCCAGAATTACGATGTTCAGACCTTCCGAGGCGGTTGACATGGGGACGAATTTCGTCTTGCCTACGGTCAGCTCGCCGTCCACGGTGGTCTTTTTTGTGATGGTTTCGTCTTTGTTCAGAGTGAAGATCTTTTCCTCATTGTAGTAACCAGAGAACTCCTGATTGGTGATAACGGTACGCTGTCCAGAGTCGGCATTGGAAACCTCAATACCCCGGCGGTCAATCTTAACCTCCGTGGTGTAGATTTCATTGGGGGCCGGTGTCCATTTATGGATCGCAGTGCCTTCCGCCAGTATGATGTCGGAAACATAGAGCGAGGCGATTCGGTTATATGCGTAGACGATCATAGTGCCGTCCTGCACATCCTGGATGGTTGCGGAATACTCTGTCCAGTCAAAAGTGGATGTGGTGTTAAAAAGGTAAGCAAATTTATTACCGTTATACTGTACCCGGAAGTAGCTGGAGTAACTGGCTCCGGTTTTCTTGGCACGGACAGAGATGGTGTAGGCACCAGGGACCACGCCGGTTATAGTCTGAGACAGCGTAGAAGAATCTGACAGTACGAAACAGGAGTCAGCAGAAGTGTTATTCTGCACATCCGTAGATGCATCCGTTGAAACTGTGCCAGAAATCGTCCAGTCATCAGTAATGCCGTTTAGACCAGCAGAGTTTTTGACGTAGTTGATACCGCCAGCAAACTGCTCTTCCACGGTAACAGTCAAGCCATGAACGGTCTGCTGAAGCTCGGAAACCTGGCTCTGCATCTCCAGAACCTTGGTATGCTCATTGCCCAGGCCGTCCTCCAAAGTTTCCACTGTTTCTGTCAGCGATCCCACATAACTGTTCAGGCCGTCAACGCTGCTCTGAAATTCGCTAAATCGTTCAGTATGTGTGGAGACTATGCCTCGTAAGGAATCCAGATCATTTTCCACGACCCAACCTTGACCGTCCCACACCATGGTTTCTGGGGGGACGGTGGAGGTGTTGACCCACAACATACCGAAGTAAGGGTTTTCTGGCGGCGTGTCAGAGGTGACAATGTCGTTAAGACTGGTGATGGTGTATTGTGCGACAGCCGTCATGGGAATCCCTCCTTACAGCGTTACTTCACACATGAAGGTTGCTTTTGTGTTGACATCCGTATTGGAAACGGAAAGCGTCTTGCCGGTCTTTGCACCATTGGTACCCCAGGCTGTGTCGATAGCACCATCCTTATCGTACTTTGTCCACTTGTAGCTACCATTGCCATTAGCATCTACTTCAACACCCGCCTGGTAGCATACAGCGGTCAGTACCGTGCTGCCTTCGCCGTTTTTGAATACATCGCCACCGGTGGAGGTGATGATGATTTGCAGCGGATCGGAGTTGTCAATGAAGGTGGCAACGTCCATGAAACTGCCGTCATATGTGGCGGAAGTGGTATCCGTGTCGGTTGCGATACACTTGACTACGGCATAGCTGGATACTGCGGCAGCGTAAATGGTGACAGTATTCGTGGATGTTCCAGTATACTTACCATTGGTGTCAGACAGTTTCCGCCAGCCAGTTCCGAATGCGGCATCATATCCGCTGGAAGTGGTGGAAGTAACAGAACTGTCCATCATGGCCCACTTGTAGGAAATATTGGTGGTATCAATGGTGCTGCCCCTCCACAACTCGGCCTTTGCGATCAAAGTGGCCACCTCATCGTTTTTGAATACATTACCGTTGGGGGTGGTGACCAGCAGATCGGCAATGCCAGAGCCGTTGACCACACGAGAGAAGGAAATGGTCAAAGGATGGGTAATGGCCAGACTGGTTCCGCTGTCTGTGTAAGTAATCACGCAGCGGTAGTCAATACCGGGCAAGCCGTCCATGACATTGGCTTTGACAGTTAGGATGTGGCTTTTAGTGCCACTGAGTGCGTAGTTGCCAGTGGAGGTGATGGCCGTGGTAGAACTACCCACATACCATTTCACGGAGGTCACATTGGACGAGGTAATCTGGTCTGTGGTGGTGCCAATCACATACAGACTGGGAGTCAACACCAGATTTGTGGTTTTCCAGTCGGGGTTAAAACTGGCGTTATCGGGGTTATTCATCTGCGTCCGGGCATGATTGGAGCCAATGTAGCCCGTCAGCGTCAGCGCGTCATTGTAGTCAATGATCGTAAACTGACCTTGCGCTTTGCTCATATTCAAGTCTCCTTTTCTCAGCCCAGAAGGCTGTTTCTTGTGGTGGTGTCAATTAAGTCACAGAAGAAGGTTGCTCGTGCGTCTACATCTTCCGATGTGATTTCCACTGATTTGGTGCCTCCAGCATGGTCGGCGTTCCATTTTGCGTCAGAGGCGGTATCCGCAGAAACCCGCGTCCAGATGAACTGGTTGGGATCTAAGCTGTCGGTTACATTTTCATCCCATGAGAAAACGGTGGCGTACAGAGTGGTGCTGATGACACCATTCTTGAAGATGTTTCCGTTGGAGGACGAGATGACCAAGCGGTACATCTTCTTATTCTCGATATCGGTTACTCGGTCACCGACCTGCTCTACAGATTCGTTGGTAGCGTAAGCACGAAGGACAACCTCACCGGATTCCAGATCCCAATAGGACGAACCATCCTGGGACTGCAGGACACCAGCTTTGATGATGTTAGCTACCAGTGTGCCAGAGGTGATAAAGTCTGCGACAATCTGGCCGTCTGCGGTGATGGCGGTTTCATAGGGGCCGTTATACCCATTTTTAGAGAAGCCCAGGCCGCCAACATTCCATCTCCAGACATTAACCGCAGCATCAATGCTGGGAGCATCCAGAATGAGAATTTCATAGGGCTGGCCGCTGTCACTATCTGTATGGATGACCACATAACCGCCAGTCTGGCCGGTAATGAGGTTGGTAGCGTTTTTTATGGCGGAGTTCATCAGTGCAGGGAAACGGTCAACTTTCTCCACAGCTTCCTGGGCAGCGGATTCAGCCGAACTGACATTGTTTAGTAGGTTCGCCTTTGCCGATCCGAGAGTAATGGAGATATATTTCTCGGCCAGGGTGTCGTATACTGTCGTGACCACTTTAGCCTTGGCACTAATGCCCAGCACACTGTGGCGGATCGTGACAGTATCGCAAAGGGATACACGCTCCAGAACAGCGGCATATTCTGGCTGCTTCCATAGCGGCTCGAAGGCAACTGTAACAGTTGGAGTAGAAACGCCCAGCGGATTGTTGCTCAGATACTTATAGGCAAAGGCTCGGAGACCAGATTCAGAAACAGGATTCTGTTCATCGAAATACTCGGTGAAATCCCGGATGAGAGTCTTTCTCTGCACCAGCGTTGTTTCCGCAATTGGAATCAGCACCTCTGTCAAGGTGATCACTGTCTCAGATCCATCTTCGGCGGTAATGACTGCATACGGCAGAAGATCCGTATAAACATCGGTGTTCTCATTTTCGTGTTCCAGATCCGTGAGGTTTTTCCCATATTCAATGACTACTCCAGTCTTCCGCCCACGGCCTTGATGATGGATGACTTTGAAATTATCCCACTCAAACTCACCGCCCCACAGATCGAGAAACGAACCAGCTACACCGCCAAGGCAAGCACGGACGCTCTGGGGCTTGGCAACCGAGAAAGGTTTGGCAGCCGAATAGTCGGTCTGGCAAGTAAAGCTGTGGGGCGTTGCAGTATTTTGAAATACGCGCTCCATAGCAAGGCTGGGAGAGATAGAATTGCTGGCCCACTGTAAGGCCGCAATATTAGAGAGGTCATAGCTTAGATGCTGGGCATAGACCGTAATTTCTCCATTGATGGGTGTAGAAATGCGATAAATACGGAACACCTGGTCAGCTGCCGTATCGTTCGGCTTTGCTTTAACCAGGCGTTCCGTTGCAATTTCTTTATATAGCGATCCGTGGATGGGATACTTGAACTGGCACTCAAAGGTACCGTTACGTTCCTCGGTAACTTCACAGGAAGTGCAATCCTTTAGAACACCAATGCCAAATGTGTCGAATTTTATCGAATTAGCTTTGTACAGAACCGGAATCACAGGCAGCACCACCTTGGAATCACTGTGACGGCGGTAATACCGCCAGAGAAAGAGATGGTATTTTCGCCTGGGTACAAGATTGGGAAGCCAGAACCGGTGACTGTATCATTCTTCAGTTCGGTACCCTTGTAGAAATTCATCTGCTCGGAGTCAATTTCAACATAGCCGTCGATGGACTCAAACGACCAGATCGCATTGTGACCTTCAGACTGAATGGTTAGCGTGCCAGCACCTGTACCTTCGATGCGAATGTAGGGTTTACTGTTGAATGGATATGGATTATCCACTGTATCCCCGGAGGTAGATAGAATGATACTCTCGGTCCCAGACTCTGTATATCGGAAAGGCTTGCAGGAGAAGCTGATGGTGAAGATGCCGATCCGGTTCAGCTCGTCTTCAATGTCCAATTTTCCTGCATATACAGCATGACGAAAGAACGCCGGGTCGTAGGTATCCTCCAAATTGTGGTAGCTGTCCAGGCCAGAATACAGCCATGCTTTGATGGCTGTGATCTTCTGGGCCAGCTCGGAGATGGTCTTTGCAGGAACAAACACAGAATAGGTCACCTGAACATTAGGAAAGCGACCGCTACCGGAAATCAGATCGCCGTCACGGCCGGGGATGGACAGAAAGTCCACCTCATATTCCGGGCCAGAGAACACATTCTTGCTCTCGATGCGTAGACCCATATCCGAAGAACGGATACCCTTATACTCGAAATAATTCATGCAAAAACCACTCCTTTCCGCTTGGCGAACTGTCCAGCCGTGACCATGATCTCGTTAGTCAGCTGGTGGATGTCCTCGCTGCTGTAGTTATTGAAATTGGCGATATTCAGAACCAACTGGAGTCCGCTGGATTTCGCTGCGTTGCCAATGCCGCCACTGACGGTTCCGTGGACATTGCCGTTCACATTGAAGTCAGTAGGCAATGCGGTTTCCATGTCCTTCGCAAGACCGTGCATGACATCGTTGATGTCGCTGCTCATAGCCTCCGCCGCCTTTACAGCTTCGCCGCCGTTGGCATCGATAGAACCGGAGAGGCCTTTCACCAGCATCTCGCCGATCCAGGCCATTTCGTCAGAAGGACTGTGGATTCCGAAGAAATCGCAGATTCCGTCCCAGATGGAGGAGATCCAGCCAGACACCTTGTTCCAGAGCCAGGAGGCCAGGGATTGGATGCCTTGCCATAGGCCACGAACGAGGTTTGCACCAACATTGGCCATTTCCGATACGCCCTTGCCCAGAGCGTTTACCAGACCAGATATAATCTGAGGAACAGCTTTTACAATTTCGATGATGATAGTGGGCAGATTCTTAATCAGAGAGGTCAGCAGCTGAACACCAGCGTTGACGATTTGGGGGATATTGTTAATGACAGCATTAACGATACCGGAAATAATCTGCGGGATTGCCGCAACGATGGTGGTGATAATCTGAGGCAAAGCCTGAATCAAAGAAATCAAAAGATCAATACCCGCCTGGATGATCTGGGGAATGGCTCCCAGCACTGCATTTAGGATACCGTTGATGATTTCCGGGATTGCAGCGACGATAGCCGTAATGATCTGCGGCAGAGCGGCCACCAAAGAAGTCAGCAACTGAATGCCTGTCTCAATGATCTGAGGAATGGCGTTCAGGATGAAGTTGATGATGCTCATAATGATTTCCGGGAGCGCCTCAATTAGAACCGGGATCGCCGCCAGAAGGCCATCTGCAAGGCCGGTAATTAGCTGAAGGGCGGCGTCCAGAATTAAAGGCAAACTGTCCAGCAAACTTTGAACAATCGTAATGATGGCTTGGATCGCTGCCGGGATCAGCGTGGGCAGAGCCGTACCGATACCCTGAACCAAAGACATCACTATTTGTACCGCCGCATCAACCAGCAACGGCAGATTCGCAATCACAGTATCCACGATGGTCATAACCGCTTGTATCACAGCAGGGATGAGCTGCGGAATTAGGGTTAGTAGCGTGGTTAGTACCTGAGAGAATAGGCTGGTAACTGTCTCAAGTAGCGTAGGTAGAAGCTCGACCAGCGTGGCGAGGATCGCATTCAGCGCAGTCGGGAGTGCAGCGATGATGTTTTCTATCACCGGGGTGATATTGGTAAGCACATCCTGGAATGCATCTACCACATTGCCGCATAGCTGCTCAATGTTTGCGTCGGCATTGCCAAAGCCTACCACTAGGTTATCAATGGCGGCTTTCATGGAGTTCATGGAGCCTTCAATAGTGTGTTCTGCTTCGGCAGCGGTTGCACCTGCAATACCCATGCTCTCTTGAATGACATGGATCGCATCAACGACGTCGGCATAGGAGCTGATATCGTACTCGATGCCAGAGATGGCGGTTGCATCTGCAAGCAGACGCTCCATTTCCTCTTTGGTGCCGCCATAGCCCAACTTGAGGTTATCCAGCATGGTGTAGTTCTGCTTGGCAAAACCCTGGTATGCGTTCTGGATGAGGCCAATATCGGTGCCCATCTTATTGGCGTTATCAGCCATGTCGGTGATTGCCATATCCGCATATTTGACTGCGGCCTCAGTATCACCGCCCAGAGACTGGATCAGCGAAGCAGAGAAAGAGGTGACCGTAGACATATAGTCATTTGCGGACATACCAGCAGTCTTATAGGCGTTGGAAGCGTACTCCTGCAGTTTCCCGGAGGACTCTTTGAACAGGGTATCGACACCGCCAACTAACTGCTCATATTCTCCATAAGCCTCCACGACGGCCTTACCAAGGCTTACAGCAGCGGCTGCGGCGGCTGCAACAACCGCGCCCATTGCAACGCCAACTGTCTTTAATGTGCCGCCCAGCTTGCTAAACTTGCCTTCGCTGTCATCGGCGGCGTCGCCAGCGTCATCCAGTTCTTCTTCCAGATCATCTGCGGAGTCACTGGCATCGTCCATCTCTTTGCCGAGTTTGTCCATGGCTTCCTCGTTATCAGCCAACTCCCGCTCCATGCCGTTGAGGGCGGCTTGGGCATTGTTAAGCTGGATCTGCCATGCTTGGGTACGGCGGTCATTTTCACCGAAAGACTCGGATGCGTTTGCAAGGGCCTGGCGGAGCATATCGACCTTTTTCCGCTGCGCATCGACCTGCTCGGCCAGAACCTTATGCCTTGCGGCGAGAGCTTCGGCAGAACCATCGCTTTTGGAAAACTGGGACTCCACCAGCTTCATTTCCGATCCCAGAACCTTGAAAGACTGGTTGATTTCTGACAGGGCTTTCTTAAATTCCTTCTCGCCTTCAAGACCGATTTTTAGGCCAAAAGTATCTGCCATTCCATCACCCGCCTTCCCTTAGATTCCAGCCGGGATTATTTCATCAATGAACATCTCCCGCTTCGGTTTGGAGATACCGTGATATTGCTTATGGCACTCCCATAGATCCAGGAGTAAGCCAAACGGCATCAGCCAAACCTCATCCATTGACAGATGAAGCTGACTGATGCCGTAATAAAGAAGCCGGGTAAATAACTCCTCGTCACTTACCCGACTTCCACGTTTTTTGTGTCGACCTCACTCTCGACATTCCGCTTGGTGCCCTTCAGAAGAGCGTCCATGATGGCGGTCTTGTAGGTTGCCAGATCCGCAGGAACAGTGAGCAGTTCCACCATCTCCTCAGTCAAAAGCTCTCGGGGAGCATCCTTGTGCTTGAGGTTATGAATCAGGATGGACTGGTTTGCCAGCAGCGTGATGAGCCAGACCACTTCGCCGATGGCCATCTCGAAATTCTCAGATTTCAGCAGATGGTCACCCAGGTTTTCCAGGCCACCATAACGAGCAGCGACCTGCTTGGTAGCCTTGGTGGTCAGCAACAGGGTGTATTCCTCACCGCCAACGGTGATAACAGAAGCACGATCTTCAATCATTGGTTAGTCCTCCTTATTAGGTGGGTGCCTGGGCACCAAAGTAGGGTTCGTACACTTGCTTGTACCAGTTAGTGATTACCTCGGGGTCCAGCACATCTCCTTCGGTGACTTCTGCCTTCCAGGGATGCTTGCCCTTGTCGTCCACCTTGTTACGGCGCATGATGGTGCCTTCAATGGTGGGCGTGCTGAAGGTAATGCTGTCGCCCTTTGTAGCCAGAGCCGTGGCGGGGATACCGAACTTGATACGGTACAGCCAGAAATAGCGGTACTTACCGTTGGACTTCTTAGCACGGAAACCAACCGCGACAGGATCGCCGCCGTCTTCCGCTGCGGAAATGACAACACCATTGCTGTCGATCGTGGAGCCGGTCAGATCGGATGCAACCGTGCCGCCCAGGTCATCCACGCCAAGAGACAGCGTACCGGACTTGAACTCTTTGACGATTTCAGCCGCGCCATCATCTGCATACAGCGTAGCTTCGGCCAGTTCCACAGACAGATCAGCGGTCATGGCTTTTGCCAGCTGAGTAGGAGTGCCATAGGTTTCGTTGCCTTCATCATCTTCTGTGATTTTGGCATAAAACAGCTTATCAAGGCCAATCGTAGCCATAGGTTATTCCTCCATTTCGTAGTATTGGGCCACATCCACAGCGTAGTGGTGGTAGCCTGTTTCAGTTTCATAACCGATATATCTGCGATCGGTTATGGTGAAATCATGGGCCAGAAGCACTTTCACCAAGGCATTTTTATCCTTGGTGTAGTTACCCTGGCAGTATAAAGACAGCCGGACTTCCTGCACATCGATCTCGGGAGCGTTATCGGCATGAAGGTCAAAGGTGTCTACCATCGGAACGATCACCATGTATCGCTCCGGTGCTTCATCCTTAAACACGCCGGTTTCGATGGGGATGTCTAGCTCGGAGAGGACCGAATAAAGTTGGGACAGGATATTCATCTTTTTTCGACCTCCTCCTCAAATTTCTGCTGCATCGCAGTAATAGCAGCAGATTTAGACTGTGTTTTTGCTGGTTTCAAAAAAGGTTTTGCAGGCTGGCCGTGCCTTCCGTATTCGAGAATGTTGGCCAGCTTGGCATTGCTGCCGCCGTCCTTACGAGGCTCAACAAAACCGATTTTGATGTCGTGGTTACCGTCACGGTTCAACTTCGCTGGAGACAGGCCAAGCGCAGCCTCCAGTTCGCCAGTGGATCTGGAGTCATATTTGGTACCTTGGCCTACCACACCAGCCAGGTTGCCTTTTACTCGGGAGAGAACCACTTCACCACCAGCTTCCAGAACACTCTCGGCAACCGAATCGAAGTCGCTGCCCAACCGGGACAGCTTTTGAAGGAACTCTTCTGGCATTTTGATATCCACTTTAGCCATTGGTAGCTTCCACCTTCTTTGCCAGTACTTCGATATACATTCCACGACCCTTCACATCTTCCACGGATGTGATGTTATAGCGGCCACCTTCGCAGACGATAATGTGATCTGTTGATACCACCAGGCCAGGAATTACTCGGAAACGAAACAGATCGGTGGCCTCGGAGAAGGTAGCGAGATTTGCCCAGCGCTGGCTACCATGGCGACCTTCCCGGTAAACACGGACGGAAGCGAGGATCTCATCCACAGTAGTGGAGAAACCCTCGCTGTCCTTAACTCGTTTTACGCTGATGATATCGGCAAAACCATTCATTTTCCCAAAACTCATGGTTACACCTTCCATTCACGATCCAACCGAAGCAGCAGATTGACAGTATTCCATACCTGTTGCCCGGCTTGTACATTATCTCCGAAGAATCCGCCAGTGCTGCCGTCCCTGCTTTCGTAGAAGTGGGACGACAGCATAATAACGGCCTGTTCTGTGGTTGGGGGCATGGGTTCAGATTGATAGGTTCCAGCAGGGATATGCTGATAGCTTTCTGCGTATGAAACAGCGGCTGTGATGAAGCTTTCCAGCAATGCATCATCCGCCGCATGGTCAAGAATCAGATTCTGTTTTACTTTCTCGAGCAAATTACTCATCACCGCCGCCTCCTTTCATTACGCAGACTTCATCTGCATAACCTTGATAGCCTCGGGCAGAATCAGCTTAGCGTCCACGCGCTTAGTAGCCAGGAAACCAACCTGGCCGGTGGTAGCGTACAGCTCGTTCAGGCGGCGGAAGGAAATACCCTGGCGGTCACCGATCCAGTAGTAGGAGAAGTCACCGAAGGCCATAACCTTCTGACCAGCACCGATGCCGGGAACAGCAGTAGAAGTGTAAACGGGACGGCCCAGAATGGTGTCGGGGGCACCATCGGTCAGACCAGCTCTCCAGATATACTGGCCGTTGTTATCCTTCAGCAGACGGATGGCTTCCAGAGTGGAGTCATTCATCAGCCAGACAGCCTTGTTGCGGTAAGGGGCGCGCAGACTGTGATACAGACGAACGATTTCGTCGCCGGTGATGGCAGTGCCAGAGGCAGCGGTAATGCCAACATCTGCACCTTCGTCTTCACTGAACAGGCCGGTGGGCTTGCCATTGCCGTCGCCGGTAACAAAGGCGATCTCCTCCGCATTGGAGAAGCGGCGAGAGAACTCGCGGCGGAAATAATCCTCCAGATCGAAGGCGGAGTCATTCAGCAGTTCCTCAGAAACCTTGATCAGAGCAGTCAGCTTATGGGCACCGATGTACTTCTGGCCGAAGGTCTCGGTGGTTTCAGGAATCTCACCGGATTCCTCCACCCAGTTGGCGGTGCCATGGGTACCGACCACAGGGATCTTGTGGCTACCGGAAGAGGTGGTAAAGACATGAGCCAGACGGCGGATCACCATCTCATCATGCAGGGCTTCCACCAGGTGCTTCTCGTAGGTGTCGGGAACCAGGTAGCCGCCTTCGGTGTCCACACCAACGCTCAGTGCATTACGCACCTCAATGCTGGTCTTGTTACGCATCTGCTTCCAGAAGGAATCCTTGTAGGTGTCAGAAGCGCGGCCGGTTTTGGTTTCGGTCTTGGGGGTAGCGGTGGCATTGGGCTTGGTAGTGATGGGAGTGCTGGTGGCGGCGCTCATCTGGCGATCCATCGCTTCCTGCCGCTCCATGCGATCAATTTCAGCACCGTAGTCCTTGACCTTCTGCTCCATCTGAGCATAGGTAGCCGCATCGGCTTCAGACAGCAGACCGTCCTTGTCGCGCTTGGTGTCAACGAAGGCCTTTGCGGCCTCCCATGCCTGGTTACGCTTTTCGCGCAGTTCATTGATAGTCATAGTTAATTACCTCCAGTTTTTAATCAGGTTGAGCCGATCCAACAGATCGTCGGCTCTGTGTTTGTGGGTGGGTTCAGTGGGTTTGGGGTCGATAGCACACTTGTGTGCGATCTTGTCCATGAGAGAATTGACCACGTTGGCCTTGGAATACAGCATGGAGACTGTGGGAGTCTCCAGATCCTCTGCCTCGCCGGGGCGCTTCAGAATTTCATCAGCAAAACCCAGCTCCACAGCCTTGTTGGCGTCCATCCATGTCTCAGCATCCATGAGGTGGCTGAGCTTAGCCCGGGACAGTCCGGTCTTGATCTCGTAGGCGTTGATGATGGAATCCTTCACGCTGCCAAGCATCTCAATGGCCTTCTGCATTTCGGTAGAATCACCGTAGGCAACGGTCATGGGATTGTGGATCATGAGCATGGACACCGGGGACATCAGCACTTTCGTGCCAGCCATAGCGATCACAGACGCTGCAGAGGCCGCAATGCCGTCGATCTTGACTGTGACATTGCCGGGGTAATCCATCAGCATATTGTAGATTTGAGCTGCCGCAACACAGTCGCCGCCGGGGCTGTTGATCCAAACGGTGACATCACCAGAGTCGGCCATCAGTTCCTCTTTGAACAGCTGGGGGGTGACATCATCGTCAAACCAGCTTTCCTCGGCGATGGTGCCGTTGAGGTGCAGCGTCCGAACTGCCGGTTCCGTCTCCGTCGCCGCCTGGTTCTTCCACTTCCAGAACTTCTTCATCGGGATTTGTCTCCTTTCCGTCAGTATTTGGGGTTGTATTTGCAAAAGCACCCGCATCACAGAGAGGGAGCATATTGCCGTTAATGAGATACAGATCGCCGCCGTCTTCTGCTGGAATGCGGTCCAGGTTTTCCAGTTCACGGATGTCGTTAGCGGACATCCAGCCGTTCTGGCGACCGATGGCGTATCCGTTCATGCGGCTTTGATAGTCGCCGCGAAGCAGACCTTCCAGATTGAATTTGACAAAGTATGTTTCTTT